TTCGATAATGTTGATTAATTTACCATCGTCATTGATTTCAGCAACACCATATGCAGATGGGTTTTTCACTTTATATGTGTATATGGTGTTTGGAATTGCTTTAATTTCTGAATTAGTAATAAATACATTGTCTCCTAGAATTAAAGTGACATCATCATTTCCAATGAAATTTTCACCTATAATAAATGCTTCAGGTAATCCCCCTGGATTTTCTTGAATAGCATATTCAATTTTTAAACCATATGGTTCCCCGTGTCTGAGTTGATTCTGAAACAATCTACATTGTTGAGAATCTGCTGTGATAATTAGTATTTCTCTGATACCCATATCCTTTAATGTTTGAAGGGGGTAGTAGATCATTGGTTTATTATAAACAGGCAATAGCTGTTTACTGATAGTACGTGTTAATGGATACAATCGTGTACCCTTGCCTCCCGCTAAGATTATTCCTTTCATAAAATTAGATATTAGTTAGTGCCATTTCGATTGCATTTGCTTCTGTTTCGATGTGGAAGTCAGGAAACATACTTTTTAACTTATCTATAGAAAGAACACAATTGGATCTAGGTGCTGTAATATTAATATCTTTAATATCTACAAACTTCCAATTTTTATTTTGATAGCTATTAAAGAATTTCATACGTTCAACTAAAAACTCTGTATCTTTAGCTTCTGGATTTACAAAATTAATTACCCCTATCTTATTAGCATTAATACTATTATCAACAATATATTCGATAAAGTTGCAGAGATCTGGAAGATATGTCTTAGAGTTTTTATAATTAACTAAATTATCATATTTTAAGATTTTAGTAATAAAACTTCTTTCATGAAGATCATCACCGAATGGCATTCTAACACGGATTGTACATCCATAATCATTCAGAGTTTCAAATGCGTGTTTTGATTTTGAATAGAAAGACGAATGATCGTACAATCCAAAATTAGGAGCATCTTCTTCAGTAAATTCCTTTTCATAACCAGAGTAGATACATCCCGATGAAATATGAATATAATTAATATTAAGAGCTTTGCAAATCTTACTAATTTTTAAAGGCAGTAAGACATTAAGTTCCCAACATTCTTTTTTCTTAATCTCCCCTTCATCAACATTCGGTCTACCAGTAAATCCAGAACAGTTAATGACATACTCAATTTTGTTATTGAGTAAAAACTTACTTAGGGTTGATTGATCAGAGTAATCTAGATCTTTTCTCGACTTTAAATAATAATTAATGTGTTCTTTGGCTGAATGACAAAATAATTCAGTACCAACATATCCTGCTCCTAAAATTAAAACATTAGTTGGATTCGTATTCTTCTTCGACGAAATTTCGGATGTCATATATGTTTAATGTATCATTGGTCTGAAAAAAGTCAATCAACAATTCATGCAATTCATTTCCCATGCTAGACAACTCTTCATCTTCGGTAGAATCCAAAAAATTTTGTAAATCTTCAAAAGCATCGAGTATTTTTTCTTCTTTTTGTAGTAATCCCTTTAATAATTTTATTTTTTTCATATATTGGAGTATTTATACAAAAACTAAATAAATAAAGACATGGCTGTTAAAATTTCTCAACTTCCCTTGAATAATTTACCATATCAGGGATCTGAACAAATACCTCTTGTGCAAAGTGGTGTGACAAGAGTAGGTACTTTAAGTTCTTTGACAACTTATCTTTCTGGAAGTTTATTTTCAATAAGTAGATTTTCTCAACTCAGTGGACAGTTTGCAACAGTTAATAGAAATAATAATTTTACAACATCCCAAACCATATTCGGTTCATTAACAGCATCAAATCTTATATTATCAGGTGGTTATGTATTTCAATCAACATCAACCTCACTAGGAATAAGACCACACACCAACGCTATAAGCGGAACTAATAACATATTCATAGGTCTTTCATCTGGTTTACTAAACACAACAGGAACTTCGAATACGTTTATAGGATCTGGAGCTGGTTTTAGAAACAATGGCTCTAATAATACTTTTATAGGACAAATAGCTGGACAAAATAACACAGGCTCTTTTAATAATTTTGTGGGTTTGGCTGCTGGACAAAATAACACAGGTTCTTTTAATAATTTTATGGGTTGTTGTGCTGGCGCAAGCAATAATTCTGGATGTGGAAATACGTTCATAGGCAATCGCGCAGGAGAATCAAATACCACAGGAAATGACAATACAAATATTGGCAGATATGCTGGTAGATATAGCACAACAGGATCTTCAAATACCTTTATAGGTGTGAGATCTGGATATACTAATTTATCAGGATCTCTTAATGTTGCTATAGGAAACAGCGCTGGTTTTTGTAATAGAGGTGGCTGTTATAATACCTTTATAGGAAATAATGCTGGTAGATCAAATACATTTGGAAATTCAAATAATTTTATTGGATCAAATTCTGGGTTTTTTAATACCACAGGATATAGTAATACATTCATAGGTCTTAGCTCAGGTTTTAAAAATACCACAGGATCTAATAATAATTTTATTGGATTAAGTGCTGGTTTCAGCAATACCACAGGATCTAATAATAATTTTATAGGTTTCGCTGCTGGTAGTAAAATATCTCAATATACAAGTAATCCTACAAATAATACATTTATAGGTTATAAAGCTGGTTATGGGTACACAAATCCGTTTTCTCCAAAAACTAACATAGCTCCCCAAAGCAACATAGCAATTGGATTTAAAGCTGGTCATTCTTTAGGATCTAGATATAGTTATTTCGACAATGGAACTACTATTGTTATTAATTGTCAATCAACCAATCATAACATATTTTTAGGAGAATGTGCTGGATTTAACAGTAGAGCATATGGCGATGAGTGTAATGGATCTGCCGCATGTTATAACTTTTTTGTTGGTAAAAATTCTGGTCGTAGTAATACAACTGGAGGCTCTAATAATTTTATAGGCGACCATTCTGGTGCTTGTAACACCATCGGCGCATATAATAACTTTATAGGACGTTATGCTGGGTGTGGTAACACATTTGGATTCTTTAATAATTTCTTTGGTTTTGCTGCTGGACTAAACAGCGCCTATGGAAATCATAATAACTTTATAGGAAATAGAGCTGGTGTAAATACTCAAGTTAATTATAATAATTTTATTGGATTTTGTGCAGGTTATTACAATATCGCAGGTACTAATAATAATTTTATAGGAACGGCTGCTGGGATTCGATCAACAGGCTCGGATAATAATTTCATTGGCTCAGCTGCTGGTTTTGTTAATACAGCAGATTCAAATAACTTTATAGGTAGTCTCGCTGGTCGTTATGTTACATCAGGTGGGTGTAATAACTTTTTCGGAGCGGGTGCTGGTTTTAGAACTACAATAGGCACATGTAATACTTCTATAGGTCATTATGCTGGGAGTTGTAACATTACAGGACAAAAAAACATAGCAGTGGGTGTGCAATCTGGAACTCATAATAAAAACGGTTCAGAAAATATTTTCATTGGTAGTAATTCAGGAACTTTAAGTCCTGCGTTCAGTTCATTGAGTGGTTCAATTATAATTGGAAAAAATGCAATCGCAACACAATCAAATCAAATAGTTTTAAATACAGAAAATATATCAATATCATCTTCTGGAAATACAGTATTTATAGGAACCCCTGCCAAAATAAACAATCTCACAGTTAATAATAGAATATCTTCTATATATTTTGAAGCTTTGTCTTCAAACATGTCTAGAATCGATGCATTAACTGCTAATATAAATGTTGCTAATGTAACTACACTTAATGTATTATCTGCTAATATAAGCGTAATAGATATTAAACAATTCGAATTGTCTGGATTTAATATTATTGGTAATCTCTCAGTATCTGGAGCTTTAAGTTCAAATTCTGTAATGTATGCTAGTGGTGGTAACAGTAATCAATGGAACTTAGCACATACAATAACACAAACTAACAGTGCAAATTGGAACAACACGTTTGCAACCATGACTGCATTAAGCGCAAATTGGAACAACACGTTTGCAACCATGACTGCATTAAGCGCAAATTGGCAAAGTACATATACAACATTCCAAGAAACCAGTGGTTTTGGCGCTAGAGTAAATGTTTCAAACGCATTCCAAGTTTCTCAAGCAATTTATGGAACATTAACCGCATCTTCTTTACAATTATCTGCTAGTAATTATCTTGTAAGAAGTCAAGGTACTAATTTTTCAATTAGCGATAATGTCACTACTTTAAGTGGAAGTAATGTACTGTCTATTGGTTTAAGTGCTGGTTATAATAATTACGGAAGCAATAACATATTTGTTGGTCTATGCGCAGGATTTACCAACTTATCAGGACATGGTAATATTTTAATAGGTAGAAATTCAAATACACTCACCAATGGATTGAGCAACACAATTGCACTTGGTAACTTTGCTACTGTCAGTGCTTCAAATCAAATTTCAATAGGTTCTGAAGCATTTCCATTGAGTACTACCGCAACAGCGGGTGCGATTGCCCAATATTTAATAATTGGTGTTAATGGATCTCTTAGAAAGATACCATTACATTTCCTCTAAAATTCATAATTAAAATTGCCAAATCTATCATATAACCCTCCTAATATAGATCTACTATCATCTATTTGTGGTTGTATATTTGGTCTTATTGTATGTAAATCCGTAAACCCGTGTTCAGCATCGTTTTCTTTTGTATATTGTTGTACATTTGTAAAATCATGATCGTAATATGATTTTCCTAAAAAATGATAAACATTTATCATTGTGGTTTTTGGATCTCTGGTTAATAATTCATAATTTACAAAATGAAACTTATCACGATGCCCTCTGTAAATAGCATCTAAAATTGCATTATAAGTTCCCCCAACCAAGCCATCAGATGCTGCCCACACATTTAATCTACCTTCAAGTGTACTCATTTGAGGTCCAGATTGAAAAGGACTATTGATATTTTTGATTTCTTTTCTATAAAGTTTTTCCATAGAAGCCAACACACTAGGAATATCACGAGTCGTGGTTATTATTTTTATAGGTCTATCTAATGAATTTTCAACTAATTCGATCGATCCTGCCCAAGCTCTGGATTTATTAAAAACTATGGGTCTATCTGTATCAGAATGATAAGATTGAAATAAATCTTTTATAATTCTTAATTGTTTTTCTGGAGATTCTGATGCTTTGATTATTGGACTTGTTTTCCAGAATTCGTGTATCCCTTTGACTATTTCAGATAAACCGCTGGTGGCTGTGACGTGAAATTCTGGGTTTTGTGCTAATATATTACAAAGCAGTGTTGAACCAGATCTTGGCATTCCGTTAATAAAAAATATTTCTTTTTCTTTCATAGATCTACTTATTGACTTTGACTTAAATTACAATAAATAATTTTTATGGCAGAAACAGCGATTTTTCATATTGAAGGCGGGGTCGGTAAACACATAGCAGCATCAGCAGTTTTAAAAGCATATCATAATAAAAATCCAGAAACTAAAATTATAGTTTCATGTGCATATCCTGAAATATTTTACAATAATCCAATAATTGAAAAATCATTAAGATTAGGAAGCAAACAAACATCACACATCACTAAAGAAAAACACCTGATTCAAACATGGTGCGATATGATAGGAGTTGAATATAATAATGAAATTCCGCAAATTTATTTAAATTCTAGAGAAAAAGAAATATCTAGAACTTTAATTAACTTTAAAGATAACAAACCCCTTTTAATATTTCAACCATTCGGGGGAGCTGGATCTGCTACTCAAAGTTTACCATACTCTTGGGCTAGAGATATACATCCTGCGATTGCTCAAGAATTAGTGAATGTATTATCTGAAAATTATAACATAATGCATGTGTGTTACGATAATCATCCAGTTTTAAATAATTGTTTAAGAATTGATCAAAAAATGTCTAAAAAAGTTCTTATAAGTTTATTATTATGGTCAGATAAAAGATTATTAATAGATTCATGCTTACAACACGCATCTGCTGCTTTAGGGTTGAAATCTACCGTATTTTGGAATATTACAAAGCCAGAACTTTTTGGTTATTCTTTGCATAATAATATATTATCAGAAAATTCATATTTAGAAGGCTCCGCGAATTCTTATTTGTTTGATTATGACATTACAGGAATGATTGATGAATGTCCATACGATGATTATAATGAAATTTTTAATATTGAAAAAATACTAAAAAATTTATAATTTAAAAATAATCACCATAAATTGATGTGTCATTAACTTTGTTATTAAAGATTTTTTCTTTAACATATTCATCAACATCAAAATTATAAGTTTTTGGAGCGCTGGATACTTGTTCTGACAGTGTAGTTCCGTCATTTTCAATAATGCTAGAACTTAAAACTCCACTGAATGAATTATCGTATACTTGAACATTATCATCTTCATGATTAAATCCAGCTTCAAAACTGTGATCAAATCTCTTAGCATTAATCTTCCAAACATAATGTCCCGCCATTGGATTGATAGTTGAGCTATCTTCATCAATCACTTGTGTTACAACAAAATGTTTAGGGCTTCTTGAATAAGGTCTATCACACCCAAATGGAGTTAAAATAAAACCATCATCCGCTTTTGGTTCTATTCTTTGACCGTTTACTGGATATACGCTTAAAGATTTATAAGCTGTTGTAAATGTATTGATATGTACATACATAGTAACACTATCATCAGGCTCCCAACCATAAACTTGTAATGGTACTGAGTTGTGTTCATATTCTACATATGCACGTACTTTTATAGGTCCATAATACGGAGCTGTTGTGTGTTCTCCATAAAAATTATTAGCTGCTGATAAATTATATGTGTGTATATAATAATCAATATCAACTCCAAAATTATTTATTAATTCATTAAATCCGCTGTTATAAACAGCTCGTTCAGCTTGAAATCTAGAAGGGTCTGCAAATCCACCACACGCTGGTGAAAATATACCAGCAAAGATATTTGAAGGTTCAAGACATGATAGTGGTGTTATAGGACATCCCATAAAATTATTTAACTTTTATTACAACTGCTGCTGGTTGATTATTGATATATCTACATTGCAATCCAAGATCACTGTTTTTACAAGTTAGAACTTTATTTTCTTGAAAGTTATCATAACTTTCGGTTGAATTAAACAATTTCATTAATATATCTGCAAACATATTACCTACAAATTGTTGACCCAATGATAATTGTGGTTTATATTCAGGTCGCTTCATCATAATTTTTCTTTCACTGGGATCTATTGTTAAGTTTCCTCCTTTTTTATTGAGATGAACTCCTAATTTAGCTCCTCCCAGTGCCATATCATGAGCATATTCTAAGAAAAATTGATCGAATGTTTTCACTGTAATTATTTAATAAAAAAGGGAGTCGAAAGACTCCCTTTAATATTTTATTTTGGGTTTGTTTAAATTATCTTATGTACTCAGCACCTTGCTTATAGTTACCAACTTTGTTATTGGAACCAGTACCCATGTTAGGTTGCTTTGCGTTTAAAATTGCATGACCATAATCGCCGTCATCGCCAACTTCATCAGTGACATCTGAGCTTGCGCTACCACCTTTTGGCTTTACTTTACCAACGGTGTTCTTCTTTCCTGTGAGTGATGAACCTTTTCCAAGAGTTTCTTCGTCTTCTTCACCAAACTCTGGACCTTCGTCTTCACCACCGAAATCAAGTTCGTCGCCTTCTGCGTCACCTTCTGATTCGGTTTCACCCATAGCAGCCCCGATAATATCTAAAAGTTTTTCTGCGGTTGCGCGATCAAGTGTGATGGTTACATCACCTTCGCTGTCAACTTCATCACCGATCTCATCATCTGACATTTCGTCATCAAGACCAAGACCTTTGATGTCATTTTCAGCATCTTCATTACCCATTCCGAAATTTTCATTAAGAACGGACTTATACAATTTGTCGAAACTAAGTGTTTTTCTAGTCATAATGTTATTTAGTATTTCCTTTCCATTTTTTATACTTTCTTCTTTAATATTTTCTTCTCCTTCTTCAGATTGTAACATCAATTCTATTTCTTTTTTCTTTTTTTCTAAAGATTCTTTTTGTTCAGCAGTTAAATCGGGGTTTTCTAATTTTGAAATGATTGAGTCTAATGCTTTTTTATTTCCTGTAGCTGTTTCTTCTGAATCTTCTTCTTTATTATTTTTGCCACAGTTGCAATTTTCACAATCGTTGCAACATTTATCATTCAACGCTTTACTATAACCTCCTTTTTCAGATGGTCCACCATCTTGTTTAGGAAAATCGCTATTGAAAGCATTTTCTGGTTGTTTATCTTCTTTGATGATATTATGCTTCAAGGAATTTAAAACATCCCCATAAACATCCCCGATTCGTTGCATGTCTTTTTTGAACATATTGTTATTTATCTTTTTTTATATAAATAAACAGGATGGCAAAGAAAGAAGATGTAAAATTTTACATGGGAAATCAAAATCTCCCATCTAAAGGCAGCTCATTTGCATATACTCCAGAACAAATAGCAGAATTAGAAAAATGTTCTAAAAATATTTTACACTTTGCTGAAAATTATTTCTTTATATTGAATGTTGATGATGGTAAGAAAAAAATCAAATTATATAAAGCTCAAAAAAGAGTTTTAAAAAAAATGATGGAAAACAGATTCTTCTGTTTATTAGCAAGTCGTCAGATAGGCAAGAGTACTTTGATGACAATTTATATATTATGGATAGCGAATTTCTTTCCAGATCAAAGAATATTATTGGTAGCTAACAAAGAATCAACAGCTATTGAAATTTTCAGTCGTGTTCGAATGGCATATGAAATGTTACCAAATTGGTTGAAATCTCCAGTTGTTGAATATGCCAAGACTAGTATGGAACTTGAAAATAATAGTAGAATAAGTATCACTACTACAACAGGAACCGCCGCTCGTGGACAAAGTGTATCTGTTTTGATAATTGACGAATGTGCATTCATTGAATGCGTTGATGGTGATACTTCAATAACAATAAGGAATAAAGAAACTGGAGAAGTTGAAGATATAAGTATATATGATTTTTACAATAAACTTGAAAATGATATCCAAAATGGTTAAATAACTATGAGATGGACAAAAGGACAGAAATATTAGAATTTTATTCTAAGTTTAAACTTAATAAAAATTCATACAATATAAATTTCTATAAAAAAAGAAACGCTGAACATATATATTGTTCATTACTGCACTATTTTGACCATAATCCTCAATTGAAAAACGCAAGTTTAGCTCAAAAGTTGTATCATGTTAAAATCGATAGTGAACTAATACCACCATTCGAATTTATAAATTGCAAAGAAGGTTATAAAAAAGGAGGTATTAGATGCGAAGAATCTAAATTATATAGAAATCATGATTGGTTTTTGAAAAAGCTAAACGAATATGAATATAAAAATACAGATATTACTAACATAGATTTTGAAAAATTTAAAAAACTGTATAAAAAAGTGGCATATAAAAAAATAATAGACACTGTTCAATTTATGGAATATATATGCAAAAAATCCTTTGAACATTCAATTCCTAGAAAGTTGTGCATATATAAGTTTATATTCAAGCTCGATATAAACTGCCCTATTTGCAATGATTATAAAAAATTTAAAAAATGTGAACTTATGAAAACTTGCGGATCGGATAAATGTATGTATGATTTATTGTCAAATATGGGAAAAAATAGAGATAATAGTCATCTATCGAATGTATCATCTAGAAAAAAAGCTGTGGAATCTAGAAAAAATAACAACAAACAATGGCACACAGAAGAAACAAAAATATTGATATCAGAAAGTAATAAAAAAACATGGACACATGAAAAAATAATGAACCAAGTCGATAAAAATAGAAATGGCGGTGTGTATGAAAGACATTCGATTTTCATGAAAGATAAAATATTAAAAGGATCATTCACTCCAAAATCTTCAAATCGATTGAACCATTCAAGATTATCATCTGATATTACAGGTTTGAAATCATATAGAAGTAGCTGGGAAAAAATATTCCATGAGCAAAATCCAGAATTATTATTCGAATCTGTTAGAATACCATATCACTATAACGGATGTTCCCATGTCTACATTGTGGATTTTGAAGATTGTAAAAATAAAATTTTATATGAAATTAAACCATCTTCTTTAATTGATGATCCTAAAAATTTAGCAAAGCATAAATATGCTATACAATGGGCGGAAAAACATGGCTATGTTTATAAAATAATAACAGAACACGATATATGTCTGAAGAAATCGCATTAAACAAATCAAAATATGAAATATTATCCAACGATGGCTGGAAGAATTTCAAAGGAGTTATAAAAAGAAAAGACATTATGTGTGTATCTGTTACAACACAGAGTGGTAAACACGCTATAGTGTCATGCAATCATAGATTTATAGGCAAGAATGAAAAAACAATCACAGCGAGTGAAAGCTTTAATAAATTTATAAAAACAAAGAACGGTTACGAGAAGGTGATAAATGTTAAATTAAACACAAATAGAGATGTTTACGACATATACGATGTAGAGGATACACACACTTTTATAGGGAATGGTATAATACATCATAATTGTCACCTCATGGACCCTTTTTGGGCATCTGTATTTCCTATTGTATCATCTTCTAAAAAAGCTAAAGTTTTTATGTGTTCTACTCCAAATGGAACTGGTAATCTTTTTTATGATATATATAGAGGAGCAATTGAAAACACTAACAATTGGAGTCATGATAAAATTTTATGGCATGAAGTTCCTGGAAGAGATGAAAAGTGGGCAAAGGAAATCAAAGGTGGATTAGCTTCTGAAGATAAATGGGAGCAAGAATTTAATTGTAAATTTATGAATGCGGGTACTGGGTCAATGACAGAAGACGCATATAATAAAATGAAACAATTTGTTTCAGATCCTGTTGAAATATTAATGGATGGAAAATACAAAATATTTGAACATCCTCAGCCCGAAAAGATATATGTTGCTGGTGTTGATACATCTGATGGCGTTGGTGGAGATTATAGTTGTATAAAAATATTAGATATAACAGATTTAAATGAAATAATTGAAGTTGCTGAATATTATGACAATACTATTCCAGTAGCTGAATTTGCTAATAAAGTACATGAAATATTATGTCACTGGGGAAAACCTTTGGTTTGTATAGAAAGAAACAATCAAGGCGGTCAAGTTGTTGATAGATTGGCTTTGGATATGGGATATATGGATAAAATTGTATCCTGGGGTAGTAAATTAGCTGGTAGAAAAAATGCACAATTACTTGGTATGATTTCTTCAAGAAACACCAAATACAACGCAGTTGCAAATGCTAGATATTATTACAATGATAAGTTAGCAGTTCAATTTAGAAATAAAGAATCTTTAGAAGAAATTGTTAAAGATTTTGTTAAATTGCCCAATGATAGTTGGGGAGCTAGTTCTGGAAAGCATGATGATAGAACAATGGCTATGATTTGGGCTTTGATGATATTGCATGATGATTTAATAGAACAATATTTCACAGTTGAAGAATATGATGATTGTGGAAAACCTTCAAAAATAACACTCAACAATTTTGGATTGAAATATTTTGAAAATTCAACATCTATATATACCAACGAGCAGGTTGATGGTATTGAAAATAGTCAAATAGCTCCCGTATATTTTGGAAATTCAACAGAATTAAATTCAGATATTGCAGATTTACAAGCTGATGGCTGGGTTGGCTTGGGAGGTGGGTTTACAAATCCTAGATATGATTTAGATGCGGGACAAACAGAATTTATGGATAAATACTTTTAATCATGCAAGAGATTAAACAAAGCCCTCTGAATCAAGCAGCAAAGGACAAATTTTTATTAGTTTTTGATGTTCCTCCTATTTTAAAAGAATTTTCAACAAAACACACTAGAAATAATAAAACTGTAATACCCGATAATGTTCAATTTTCAATATTTGGAACCAGCGTCCCTGACATAACAGTTCCTGGAATTGAAACAAGATATGCTGGTTCTACATTGTATGTATCGTCTCATAGTAAAAACAGTTATCCACCAGTTGAAGTGAATTTTGCAGTTGATGGATTATACAATAACTATTGGTGTATATATCAATGGTTGAATTTGTTACATGATCAAAAAAGCGGGGAATATAATACAAGAAATATCAGCATAGATGCTAACTTTAATGATTATCAAACCGATCTAACGATATATGGATTGGATGACTATGGTAAAAAAAGAATTAAATTCACTTATAAGAAAGCATTCCCAACAACTTTAAAAGGTTTGAATTATGATTATCAACCTGGAGGTGATATGAGATTGGTCAGTGGTTTTGTATTTTTGTACAGTCAATTACATACAGAATTAATAGATCAAGAACTTTTTAAGTTAACTATGGATTAATTTAAAAAAAATATTTTAAAAAGCATAAATAATGATATGGCAACTAGAACTATTACCAGCCCAGGAGTTGAAATCAGAGAACGCGATCTTTCATTAAGAATACCTCAAAATGTCGGAACAAACGTGTTTTTAGCAGGTTTCGCTAACCAAGGGCCAACAGACGAAGTTATTAAAATATCAACTAGAGATGAACTTGAGCAGATTTACGGAACTCCTACTAATAGTTCTGAACGTTATTTTTATTATTCAGCTAGAGAACTTCTAAACTCACCCGCAAGTATATATACTTTCAGATTACCATATGGTGTTGATTCTGGTGCTGTATTTAGTAATGCATATTCAGCTCTTGTTTATCCAACAGCCTCTATTTACGATGGTGCTGTAACAACAAATCTTAACTTATCAGCTGGTACATATGTATTAGGAGCACCCGTTCAAGTCACCTTAACAGAAAGCCAATATAGACAAGCTTTAGAAGGTACGTTGTTTGATTGGAGCGAGACTGCTGGTGCTACAAGAACCACATTAAGTGCTACTAATGAACTTGGTAAAGCTGGTGTTATTATTTTAAATAAAGCACAAACAACAATAAACAGCCAATTTGAAGGATATTATGTTGCTTTAGCAGATAATTCCAATATCAACCCAGCTACAAACTTTGATGCTGTTGTTGGAATAAACACCGTAAGCATGAGTGGAAACTTCGTTTCACTATCAACAAGTAATATTTCTTACACAACCGTTCCAAGCGGAGTTCTTCAATTTAATCTCAGTGCAACACCGAATTCATCAACTGGTAGTATCTCTGAGATTATGGAAAATCTCACAAACTACAACATCAATGATCGTGAAGATGATGATCTTTTGAACGTTGCGGTGTTTAAACTTCGTAAGAGCATATATGCAACCGAGGCGTTCAAGCTTGACTATATTCTTGATGATGCAATTGTAGGTTCCATTGACACTTTCAGAACTGAATTAAATCCTGCTGGTGGTCCTGCAGTTTCAAAATTCTTGGAATCCGTTGATACAAACAGCAGAAATATTGAAATTATGGTAAATCCATATATTTCCAATAAGTTCCGCGACACGAGTTTGGATTTAAATGGAATACCACAAAAGAAAATTCGTATATTAACTCAAGGATTAATATCCAATTATCCAATATTATCTTCACAGTTGTTAGGATCTGGTAATAATGCAAATATACCATTAAGTTCCTTGCAATCATTAAGTGCTACACTTGGATATGCTGACAGACTCAATCCTCTTGGAACATTTAATAATGTTGTTATTACTCAGAAAATATTAGGTAATATTCCTACAAAAGTAAATCGCGCATTAGAATCAGTTAAAAATGATGAAATATACGATATTGATTTGGTTGTTGAAGGTGGTTTAGGAACCATATTCTCAATGGCATGTGCAGCTAATACATCATATTATGATGAAACGTTGTACAATTCAACAATTGTAAATAAACTCAGCACTATTAGAACATCACAACCAATAGATAACAATACTGAGGCTACTGCTATAAGAACAAATTACACATCGGTTTTCAATCAATTTGAAAATTTCTGTAATCTTCCAAGCAACACTGGTGGTAGAGGAGATTGTATGTTCGTAGCTGACGCAATCAGACAATTTGTTGTAACAGGAAAAAATTCAAAGGTTCTCTCTGATAGAACCAAGACATTCCAAACAGATGTATATTGGCCAATCAGACACCAATTTTCATCAACTAATTCTTCATACGCTGCGGTTTATGGTAACTGGGTGCAAACATATGATGACTTCACTGGAGACAAATATTGGATGCCTTTCTCAGCACATGCAGCTGCAGTCATGGCTAGAACAGATGCTAATGAATTCCCATGGATTGCACCAGCAGGATTTAACAGAGGAGTTCTTACAACATCAGCACTTGATTTGGCAATTAATCCAAACCAAAAACAACGCGATGAATTATACAAGGTAAATATTAACCCAGTATACTTCAGTGCAAGTGATGGAATGGTTATAATGGGTCAAAAGACTCTTAGCCGCAAGCCAAGTGCCTTTGATAGAATCAATGTAAGAAGACTCTTCTTAGCTCTCGAAAGACCAGTTAAGAAAGCATCTAAATACTTCTTGTTTGAACCAAACACAGAGTTTACCAGAACAAGATTTGTCAATACAATTACACCATTACTTGAATTTGCTAAACAAAATCAAGGGTTGTATGACTATCTAATCGTAGCTGACGAAAGAGTAAACACTCCTGAAGTTATTGATAACAATGAATTGAGAGCTGACATCTTAATCAAACCAACAAGAGCAGCTGAGTTCATATTGGTAACATTTACAGCTACTCGCACAGATGCTAACTTCCAAGAAATTATATAATAATATATAATAATATATAATAAAAAGCAGGAG